TGAGGGGCGTCGACGCCGGAAAACTACCGTCGAATACCTGTCCAGAGGGAAAATCTGATGAGGGGACGACAACATCCCCGGCCGTCCGCAGTGACAGCATAACTCCTGAAAAGGCAGTTGGCTGCGGTAACGGAACACCTACTTCAAGTTCTTCCTTGAAGCAGGCTGGCCTTTGGCGCCAAAAAGCAATGCAAGCAAATCCTAATACTAGGGTGACTCTTAATGGGTCAGGTTCTGTGGTGGTCGGTGCAACTCCTGAAAAGGCTTCCGCACCACAGAAATTTCGCGGCAGATGCCATAATTGCCAGAGGTTGGGTCACAAGGCGCGTGATTGCAAACTCGAGAAAAGAACGCCTAAGAAGAAACCTCAGAGTCAACCGGACGAAATTGCGGAGTCAGTCCGTGATGCTGAGGACAAGGCGGCAGCCGCTGAAGATGTGGTCAAGGATCTGATCACAGAGGTTGCCGAGGCACACAAGGAGGTGGATGATATCAAGAAGGAGTATGAAGAGAAAACCAAGAAACTCGAGGCTGATGAGGCAGCCGTTACTTCACATTTGGATCGCGCCAGAGAGCGCATTTCCAATCTTGACATCCGCTGGAGGGATAACAATGGAAAAGGAACAAGCCTTTTGAAGGTAATTATGTACCTTGCTGTTATCATCGCCATCCCACTTTCGCCATTGTCTGTGGCGGAAATTAGGGAGGATGGTTCTGATGCCCTTATGTTCATGCTATTGATGTATTTCGCTTTGGTCTTGAGTGCTACGTGCATAATTCTCCCGATAGTGATAATAGTAGACATAATTCGTGGTAAATCCACGATCATCTTTCAAAATCCATTGGCTCACCACTATAAATTTTTCAAGTGGTGTCAGACAGCCAGCATCACGAACGTCGACACGCGTGCTGATGCAGTCTCACTTACGGTGACAAAACACACCGATGCCCTGTATGCTAAGGTGACATACAGATTTACGAGACTACCAATGATACCCTTCTTCGACAGGAAGTTAAGGATGAAAGTGTCAGTCGAGCAGCTATCACAACTGGGACATCACATGAACCTATCATCGATGCTGGATGATTTGGCTTCAGCTGTTAAACTCGACAACGCAGCAGGCAAACTTATGACGGTTAACATAGATCGTTACTGGAACATTTCTGAGCAAAATGTTGTCAGCAATACCGTCAGGCTTGCCTATGGCTTGCGCAAAGCACAACTCTACCGCCTTGAGGAACAGAAAGTTCCTTTTCCCAAGGCGGGCATGCTGGTAGGATAATGACTTACGGCTACCGCTACGGCGAGGTGCCAACTCCAAAAATTGAGGCTATTAAGCCTATCAAGATTGTTGAGCACCTTGATGACGAAACCATCCGCCGTCCGGTAGCCATATCCTTGGGCCCACACGCCGAGGGCGTGGCCCTTCCCCATTGCGATCCTGACAATAGGGATACCATCATTGCTGGCGCCTTGAAACGCTTTGCAAACCTCCCTCCAGATGCAGACTTGACCCTACTAGAAGAGTATGGGGATTTTGTCTGGGATTTCTGTGAGAAGAACTTTGTTCCAATTGCTCCGGATGCCGACGCATCCGTGGAAACATGGTTGGCTGCCGCCCCTTACTCCGAGGCTCGAAAGGAGGAACTCCGCAGAAAGTGGTCTGCGGTTTCTGAGTTTTGGGGCGATGAACGATACAAGAAGGTTAAATCCTTCATGAAAGACGAAGGCTATGCGTCAAACGAATTTAAACACGCTCGAGGAATTAACTCGCGTACGGACGAAGCCAAATGTAAGATAGCTGCTTTATTTAAGTTAATTGAGAAAGTGGTCTTCCAACATGAGTCATTCATCAAGAAAATTCCCGTGAGCGAACGGGCTCGGTATATCATGGACCGAGTCTGGCGGGAAGGTGCCGAGTATGTCACCACAGACTATACTTCCTTTGAAGCCCTGTTTACTAGGCTTCTTATGGTTTACGGCGAATTTCAGTTGTATCGTTACATGACCCAGTACATGCCCGATGCGCTTGACATGGAGAAATTCATGTTAGAGGTGCTTGCAGGTACAAACCACTGTGTGTACAAACTCTTTGAAATCTGGATCGAAGCGACCAGAATGTCGGGAGAAATGTGCACGTCCCTTGGTAATGGATTTACCAATCTTGTAATGATTAAGTTTGTAGCTTTCAAGTTGAAAGCTGAATCTTACGAGTGTGTCGAAGGCGACGATGGTGTTTCTAGGTGGGAAGGGGGAACTCCCACCAAAGAAATGTTCGCCAGATTAGGTATGAGAATTAAGCTTGAGAAGCATTCCGACCTGTCTGAAGCATCGTTTTGTGGACTTGTCTTCGACACGGTTGACATGAAGAACGTCACTGATCCAAAGAAAGTGTTAGCTTCTTTCGGGTGGACCGAAGTACGGTACGCCCGCTCCAAGAACTCCAAGTTACTCCAGTTGCTGCGTTGCAAGTCTCTTTCTCTTGCATACCAGTATCCAGGTAGTCCTATCATATCCGCGCTTGCGCGGTATGGTCTTCGCATGACCAGTAAGGTCATTGTGGGACGTAGAGTGCTTGATAGTATGAATAACTATCAGAGAGAGTTCTTCGGCGAATTGCTTAACGCCGATCTTAGTAGAAACAAACTGACAGCTACTAAGCAGATACCAGACGAACCCGTGGGACTTCGAACCCGGGTTTTGGTCGAGAAATTGTATGGTATCTCCATCCCACAGCAGCTTTACATGGAGAGGCTGCTGGATTCTAAGCAAGACCTAGGGTCGATCGATGTTTCTGTTCTAGAATTTCCGAAGATCTGGTATGAATACTATGAAAGTTATAGTTTGCCAGTCGACACGAAGTCTAACATCCATCAGCCAGGCTACCTCTGGGAGAAGCTGGCTGGCCACAGGAAGGAATGGGTAATCG